TGTCCACCATGGAAATGCGTGAACACTTAAAGATATCCCGAGCAGAATTCTCAAGGAGGTACAACATACCGATTAGAACGCTCGAAAACTGGGAATCCGGAAAAAGCAAATGCCCGGATTATGTGAGACAGCTGTTAGAGCGAGCTGTCTTGGAAGATTGTGAAATGAAATAGGAAGTGCGTAGAATGAAGTATATAATTATGGATTTTAAAGATGGTGACTTTTTCTCTGATGAATTTGGCACAAAAGAAGAAGCCTTGCAGGAAGCAGAGGAACAATGGAAACAATTAACCGAATATGATCAGCAGCACAGAGAAGCGTTTTACGTTCTGGAAAGCATCAACCCGAGCGAAGACGCGCCAGATCATTATGATGGAAATATTGTAAAACGTTGGAAGTAAAAAAAATAAGCCTTCGGAGAGTTATGAACCCTCCGGAGGCTTATTTTTTTATTTAAATGTGTTTATCTGTGCATGTGCAAAGACATTTATCCATGTTTCTTTTCCGCAGATGCCATCTGCAGCGATCTTTGTATTGTTCTGAAATGCTTTCAAAGCTGTTTCTGTTGCCGATCCGAAGTTTCCATCAGTCTCTACCCCGAGCATTGCTTGCAACATTAAGACTGCAGTTCCAGTACATCCAGTCTGGATAACAGGAAGCTGCAGCTCCATGGTTCCCGTGAGATCTGTCGTTTTCTTTTTTGCTGTTTTCGGATACACTGCTTTTCCGTTCCAGTCGTAGATTGTGTAACCCTGCTTCCATTCTTTTTTCGCATTTGCCAAACTCTTGTATGCTCCGATCTGGCTCTTGCTGTCTCCCCATGTCTTTCTGGTCCTGTAGTATTTTTCTACAGTCACTGTCTCTGTGCTGCCGATCAGTTGCTTAAATCTGTTCCACTCTCCCTTCGCACGGATTGCGGACGGGCAGTTCTTTGCGCATACATCATAGTGCTGAACTACATGATCTGCATCGATTCCGTACAACTTCATAATAAACTTGCATACCCGAACAGTGTTCTGGAAGGCTTTTTCATAATTGTATCCGGAATTGACACACATCTCGATGCCAATGCTGTTGTGGTTATTGCATGTTCCGAACAGTCGGCCACCGTAGTTCACTCCAACATGCCATGCTCCGCGATCGTATGGAAGAGCCTGGTAAGCGTCCTGATCATCTACATAGACATGCGCGGAATAGCCGGAAAAGTTTCCATCATGCTGTGCTTTTGCATGAGCATGTGCGTTTGCTCCTGCAGCGTAGTTGTCTGTGTTGTGAATAACAATATACTTGGGTGTCTGTCCGGCATAACTGTTATTGTTACTAATCAATGATGTGTTAATCTTCATTTTCGTTTCCTCCATATTATCATTATCTATTTCCAAAATTGCGTTTAAAATCCGTATGATTTCCTGTCCATAATTCTTTCCGGCAGCCCATCCTTGATGCGTTGGATTCTCCTGAATTCCAAGCCATTCGACATATTCCGCCACGCCTCTTGTTACGTATAAGAAACGTGGATCCACGCAAGTCTGCAGTAATCTTTCATTGCTGGCATATGCTTTTAAATGCTGAATCTGAGCACGAATTCCTTTAACCGGCGTGTCGAAGCTATTGCCCTTCATACCGTTTTTGGTAACTCCCAGGCCGCAGAAATTATTCTGATCGAACGTTACTGCAGAACCGGTGAATGTAAAGTTTCCGGTTTCTAGGCAAGACTGAGCAAAAGCAACATCTCCGCGGACACCTTCTGTTTCTCCCTCTGTGATATAGATTGCTGCTAATTTTGTGACCGAATCGGTCGCTTTTGGATTTACCTTCTTTATATAAGTTTGGAGTTGTTCTACTGTAGCTTTTGACCGTCCCATGATTCTTAACATTTATTTTTCCTCCGTTTAAAAAGGAGACGGCAAATCGTCTCCTTGTATCATTCTTCTTTATTTGTCTGCTTGATGAGCTGATTTACATATGTAGAAAGACCAGCTACCAAGATTCCCTGCACAATGGCTGTAAAGATTGCCATCACGATATCCTGGGGCGTGCTGCATGCGCTTGTAGCAAATACATACATTGCGCAGATCACAATGCTGATTCCGCCAAGGATAAGCGGAATATACTTATCTTTTACTGCCTGTGCCTGTTTGAGTGCCATTCCTACAAAATATAAGGCAATTGTTACTACGATGAGTTCCGGTTTTACATAGTTAATAATCTGTTCCATAGTTATTCTCCTTTTTGTTTGATATGTAATTCATCAATTTCCTGCTTCATTTTGGTCACCATACCATTCCCGCCCAGCGCATGATAGGCATCGTACATTTCACAGAAGTTCTGGTACGCATACGATGGAATGTTTCCGAACTTTGTATACTTTGCATGATACTCTATCATCTGCACGCGGAGCAGGAGCATAGTCCCCTTACTATTTGCATCCCGGTCTTTCTTCTGATTTTTCAAGATCCAGACGATATACCCTAAAAGAACCGGTAATACAATAGTATATGTCTGCATGAGTATTTCTTTCACTGTTTCACTCTTTCTCCGGTTTGCGCCGGCACAATTTTGGTAAAATAAAAAGAGCTTCTCGGCTCTGCTCTGGTTCTTTTCATATTTTCTTTCCTATTCCAAGTTTAATGCTTTACGGATTGCTTCCAAATCATCTGTTGTCAGTGCCGGATAATCTGCTGCAATATCTTCGAATACTTCTCCATTCTTAATTCTGATGCGGAATGCCCTTACCATAATTTTCAGTTTCAGTGTACTTAATATCTTCATTATTCATTTCCTCCTATTAAATCTGCCATCATTAAAACGATGTCATCTGTTGTTGTTTCAAGTGTATCTGTGCGCTTCTCTACCTTATCCAGTCGTTCCTCTGGCGTAGGTTCAGGCTCTGGGTACACTGGATCATCCACAAGATTCCACACCTGTGTAATCTCAGCTTCTGTCTCTTCCCAGGTAGATTCGTAGTGTTTGCCTTCTACATTTTCCGTCGGCATGTCTGTATATCTTACGGGTTTATAGCCTAACTCCACCAGTTTATCAGCCGATGGATTGTTTACAGTACATCCCTTCCACGTCACTGTTTTCGGTGCACTGTGCAACATTCCGTTTTGTAATTTTGCGTACATTTAATCACCTCCTCGTTAATCCGAAGTATGGATTTTTATTTTTCGCGATATTTACTTTTGCCTTGATAGTATCTGCCTTTAGTGTGACCGTTCCATCGCTTGCTATCGTTGCCAACCCCATATTACCGCCAAATTTGTTGTAGCAGACGATATAACTAATATCATATGTGTAATACGTTTTTGTACTATCAACAGTGATATCTTGTACATACGTATTAGCTGATTCACTGTAGGCGTTTAAATCTATTAAATTATCATCTTTTTCCGTGACCGCACTTGTAAGCATTGTTCTTCTACGACTCATAGTGACACCGCCCAACTCTGGTACGCCAGACATCCTTCGAGGATGCTAATTTCGTACACTTTATTTTTGTCGACAGCAAATCCGTCAGGAACTGATACATTTGCAGGATGTACAAGTTCTGTTGCTGTAGCACCACTTCGGAATACGAAATGATATTCGTTAGACACTGATGTGTCTGATGGTGTTGCAAGGGTATATGTGAGACTTGCCATCTCTGGGAACACATAGAGCTTGTTAGGCTCTAACTCTACGGTGGTGTCAGATGCTATCTTTTCGACCCTCACGGGTACACCAGACGTGCCGTCCAGACCGTCATTTCCAGTTACCTTCCCCACGTCAACGTTTGTGCCGTCGTTATAATCAATCTGCAAATGTCCGTCTGTCTTAATCGTTACAGATGCAATTCCGCGACCGTCTTTACCAGGTTCACCCTTCAGACCAGCTGGTCCCTTCTCTCCTTGAGTACCAGCTTCTCCTTTCGCTCCTGTGTCGCCCTTTTCGCCCTGTGGTCCTGGGCTGCCTGCCGGTCCGGTAATTTCCGCTAAGGTGACCAAGTCGGTCCATTCGCTGTCGCCTGCATAACGCCACTGGATTGTAGTTCCGGATTTTTGTAGCTCGATTTCCCTTGCATCTGCTCCGGAGCCAGAGCCATTTCTGATAATCACTCTGGACAATTCCTTTTCCCCGGACATGAGTTTGAGGACGCTGTTCTTATAATCAAGAGCGTCCGCTTTTCCATCCGCGATCTGATTTACCGTCGACATAATGTTTTCCAGTGTTGTCTCTCCAGTGCCACCGACAGCCTCTGGCTTCGGGCGTGCTTTAACTGGAATTTTGATGCGGTATTCGGTGTTTCCGGAATTTCTAGTCGTCAAAAAAACAAACGCATAAACGTTATAATTTTGATCGCTTTCTTCGTTTTCCAACATGGAATCCGGAATTGGCACATCTGTTACAGAATCTTTCGTTGTTCCTATTCTTGTTACAGATGTCCCGCCTGTTTCTTCCAGTGAGAAATGAATCTCTACCACTTTAGGAAGATTCAATCCTTGGATGCGAAGAATCTGTCCGTAATCGTACTGCCAAGTCCCAGATGCTCGCGAAGAGCATTCATCTTCACGAAATACCACCGTTGCTATATTGTCATTCATCATTCTCTCCTTCTGTCGTATCGCGTTTCGAAATTATAAGACAACAATCAACAAAGCAAATAAAAGCAAACATTAACGCAACCACTGTTTTTCCAATTATCGTCCTCTTTTGCACCTCCTTATTAAGTCAAATTGCCTGAGCCTTTATTGTACAAATACTTATCCCTGACTTTGTCGTATAAACATAATACTCCGTTATCTATATGAGTAATTAAGTTATTTATGCTAGCTCTGTAACCGCTCCCGAACCTTTATTATATAAATATTTCTTTCTGACTTTGTCATACAGGCAAAGTGTTCCATCTGATTTCTTCACCGGAATCATATCTGCTACAAGATCACTTCCTGAATATATCTTTGAATAGTAGATTTTTCCCTTCAATCCAGCTCCAGCGGCTTCCCCATTTTTGCTCATACATCCAATGTAATATGGACTCGTCAATGCAAAATCACCAGCATTATCCAGAGTTACAGAATTGTTTCCAAATGTAGCAGTTGCTCCATTCTGCTTAATGACCCAGTTGTCTTCCCAGAATACTGTATTTTTCGCAGCACTTGACACTGTACCTCGAATAGCGTAGAAATTGTCTGTGATGGTATAACCGTACTTGTAGCTGTCATCTCTCGCACCACAGATATATGTTGTCCCAGATTTGATATACAGCTTTGCTTCTGTGTTTGTGTTCTGATCCGGTAAAATCTCCGTATCAAAATAGCAATTACCATCAACGCTGAGTGATTCCAGTTCTGTATGACTTTCGCTCGGATCAACTGTATTCTCAGCAACATTAACTGTACACTGAGCTGTATATCCACCATCATCCGTTGTTACTGTAACTACAGATGTACCGACAGCTTTTCCGGTAACTTCCCCATTGCTGACGGTTACGTTTGAGTTACTTGTACTCCACTTAACCGATTGATTCGTTGCATTTGATGGCTTTACTGTTGCTGTCAGTATTGCACTTTCTCCTTTTTTGATACTTAATGTATTCTTACCAAGAGACACACTTGTTACTGCTATAACGGTCGGCGCGACAGACGCTGTAGTATATCCTATTCCAAGATTTCTTAGTTTCTGGTCAATAACTGGGCTGTAAAATGTGCGATACCATGATTCTACCGGATGCACTCCGTCACCTACACCACTGTTAGCATTTTTCGTGTATGCGCTCTTATTCTTGGCTGTCATAGCAATCTGAGAATGCTTACGCATATCCAAATATGGCATATTCCATTTTTCACAGATTTCAATCGCTTTTGAATAGATGCTGTCCACGTAAGAATTGTCTTTTGCAAAACTGTGTGGAATAATATACAGTTTGACAGCCAATGGGTACGTATCCATGATATACTGCAATGCACTCTCTAATGCTCCGCAGAACGTCCCCGTATTATACGAAGCATCATATCCAGATTCGATTGATCCGACTGGGATACTACTATTGATGTCATTAACTCCACCGTCAAAAATGATCGCATCAGCTGTACCAGTGTAACTCCTAATCTGCGTTACGATCGGTGTGTGTTCTGGGTTGGATGTAGTGGCAAAGTTCGCACCAGATTCGGCTTTATTAATCCAAGTGGCATCTGGATATTTTTCTTTTAACGGTTGCACGACGCCGGTGCCTTCTTTCCATCCCCATCCAGCTATGATACTATCTCCAAATGCAACGATTGTCTTTCCTTTGTACGGACTTTCTGCGATCACAACGTTCGAAGAATTGTTATTTTGCAGTTCTTTCCATGAGCCAAAAGCTGCTCCATTTTTAGTTCGGATAAATGTCCTGTTGTCTTCAAGACACGTATATATGTGTACAACATATTTATTGGAAAAACCAACAGAACACGCCATGCCATCAGCGTCAACCGGTACATTTTTCACGCCATGACAGGATATCAAATACGCCCTGTTGTCTGCCATATTGTCTAAGTCAGCCAAAACTTCAGTAGAATAAACATGCAAGCCAGTCATGAATGTTTTACTCGTATCCACTGTACCCGAACTAGTTCCTGAACCATTTGCGCCTTTTGGAATCCCAAGATTCAGTACAGGATTCTCGGTCGTCCCTGTGATCGATGCAGTGGCAGACTGTCCAGATTCTAGTGTATTCACCGTTCCAATTGTGATATTTGGTGTTTTCCCTGTTGACCCTTTCGAACCGTTTCTAACTTGGAATGTGCTTTTTTCACCGTTCGTTTTGGTCACAGTGACAATATTTGTACCGCCATCTTCTGTCGATGTTGTAGTCTGCTTAACTTCTAGGATGCCAACCCCATCTTTTCCATTACTGCCAGTTCCAGAACCACCGCTTGAACCAGCACCGCCGGTGCAATTTCTTTTCAAGTAATCTACATCTTCCATTAATTCAGGAATTTTTTCTGCGTTAATGAGCATTCTCGCAAATTCCTCTTCCGTTCCTGTGTATCCTTTTTCTTTTACGATTGCATACGCGCTTACAGCACCTAAGTCTTCCCAAATCACGCCATCACCTCCAACCTTCCATTTTTCATCCTGAAGCTTGCCTTGTCCCTACTTATACAAATCAGTCTTCCGTTATCGTCAAGTTCCAGGTGCATATAGTTTTGTAATGCCTTAGGAATATATACATATAAATGCCCGTCTTTTTTTACCCATATGCGTGTTGACTCATATTTGGGTTGATATGGTCTGATTGGTCCATCAGACGTGAAAATGATATTTACTTCTGCAGCTTTCATATTTTCCTCCTGTCACATTTTCAGTCTGTACTTCAGACGTGACCCGGTTCTTCGGAACCGAACCTTATCAACTGCTGGATCTGAATACAGTTTTAATTTGCCTGTCACAACTCTAAATGCAGCAAAAAAGACATTTCCTGTTTCTCCTTTCAGATCAGCTTTTTTCTGGCGGATGTAACTATATTTGTTTCTGTTTCTGAAAAAAACAGCAGTGATTATATTATTCCTCTTCTGCCTCCCTCTTTAGCAAATTCCATTCTTTTTCCGTGATAATATCCAACGCCCATTCTTTCGGGATGTATAGTTTCATTCTTTTATTGATTTTATTTTTTCTGTAATATCTGTTCCAGAAATAGGCATTCGCCAGTGCTCTTGCTTTGTGCATAATGCAAATATATGTTGCCCTGGCGTCCGGTGTACCGAAAATCTGGTAATTGTATGCAGTGCACCAGCTGCAGCCCTCTGCAATAGGACAGTTAAAGCACTCGTCTGTGCTCTGTGTTCTCCTGTCAATTTTTTTCAAACGCTCTACGCGGCATTTGTGGCATTCCGTCTGGCAGATTCCATGATCTACGTCTCCGATTGAATAAGGTTCCTGTTGATTTCCCAGAGAACTTTCCATGTAGCGCAAACACGGATATATAATGCCTGCCGGATCCACGGCCAGCATCACTCCATTTCCGCCGCACCAGTTCTCCAGATCCGACGAGAGCTTCGGATGGAAGAACTCCTCTTCAAACAGTGAACAATAATAATCATTTTCGAAATCCATATTATTTTCCAGAATGTAATCTGCGAGACGCTTCATTTCGTTATATAGTACGGTTGCGTGAATTGGTTTCCATCCATCCTCATATACACAGTTCGCGTTGATTTCATTATACCCAAGTTCGAACATATGAATAATCGCATCATATGTATGCATGACATTGGCCGGCGCGATAGTGATCTTTGAACCCATGTAATTTCCTTTATTCATCCAATCTTTTGCAGCAGATACTGCAAGGTTATATGATGGACCTCCATCCGGGAATATGCGGCAAGAATCGTGTAATTCTTTGTTTCCATCAACTGTAACTGAGAAAGACAATCTGTTTTTCCATTTATCAAGCACTCTCCTGACTTCTGGATCATGATATAGCGTTCCGTTTGAGCATATAGAGAACATCGTTTTATCAAGCCACGGGTGATTAAGTTCTATCATTCTGTTAATTGCATATGAGCATATCTGATCTATTAATTTCGCTTCTAGCAATGGCTCACCGCCAATGAAGTCAATGATCAATCCCGGAGATTTATGGGGGTTGATATATTCTTTCATCCCTTTTTCTCCGGTTAACAGTAAATCTATCATTTTCTCAGCCGTTTCAAGGCTCATTTTGCGTTTTCCTTTTTTGATCTGGTAGCAATATGTACACGCCAGATTGCAGTCATCCGTCACCTGGAAGGTGACTGTTTGTGTTAAGATTCTTTCTTTTTCATCTGCCTGATGAAGTTCCGGATATAATCTACTTAATTGTTCCGTGTACTGCTCAGTTCTTTTCATTTTCAACACCTTCGATTTCGCAATTGCACATTATGTTGATCTCAAGTTTCGTCGAATTGTTTGGAAGCATCCAATTATATTTATGTTTCTTTATTGCTTCCGGTATATACAACTTTTCAATTTCCTGAACTGCCAGTTTGTACTCCGCTTCCAGTTCTGCTCCTTTTTTTTGATATGCTTTAAATGCTTCAGAATTGATCACATCCGGATCGTTCGGATGTGATTCAATAATTCTCTGGATAACATCTTTCGCAAATCCAAGTTCGAAGTTTAATCTTTCAATGTATTCTGCTTCTTCTCTTGCGATTTCTACAATTATCTTTCTCATAATTTCTCCCTTCTTTAGATCGCTCCAAGTTTTATTGTGATCACGCTTCCTCTGTCTGACAGATCCTCTGTGATCACGTCCACTTTCCATCCTGGGAAGTCCCTTTTTGTTTTTCCAACGCTTAATGTGAATTCCGAGTCGTTTCCGTCTGATAATTTTTTCTTGACTGATTCAAAAGTTTCATTTTCTCCCACATACATGGTGATAAGGCTGTTGTAACTTAATTCATTTCCTTTTCCATCCTTAAATTTTTCAAACGAGAATGAATTGTTCATTCCTGCTATTTCTATTTCCTGTTTATTTTTTAAAACTAACTTCATTTTTCTTCCTCCTGTTTTTCAAAAATGACCAAGTCGGTCATTTTACTGTAGATGAAACTTGTCCATAGCATGTATCTTTGCATGTATTTCCACAATTAGTAGAACAATTCGATGAGCACGAAGTACTGCATCCTCCGCAAATCGTAGAACAGCTATTTGAACACGATTCCGCGCATCCTCCCATGCATGAAGATGTGCATTCGGATCCGCATGAACTTCCGCATGAACTGCATCCAGAACAGCCGGTGCATGATGTCGAACATGATGCTGTGCATCTATTGTCACAGCCAGTACAGTATCCTGAACATGTTCCGGAGCATCCTGAGCAATCGTATGAACAACTATAGCCACATCCAGTGCAACTATTTTTGCAGCTGCCCGAACAGTCATCTGCGCATGTCGCAGAACAGTTGCCTCCGCATCCGTTTGTGCAGTCCGCGCAAGTCTGCGCGCAATTTGTCGTGCAGGTCTGGAAACAATCCGTTTTGCAGCCAGCTTCGCAATCATCTGCACATGTTGCCTGGCAACCCGTACATTCATCCTCACATGCTCTATTGCATTGCCTGTCGCAATTTCCACTGCATCCAGTTTTGCAGCTAGTCGAGCATGCGGTTCCGCATGAGCTTCCGCAATTTCCTTTCGTTGTGTTCTGGCAACTTGTCGCGCACTGAGTTCCGCAACTAGATGTACAAGCCCTTTCGTTTTCCTCCTTTTAAGCTTTTATTGATGTAGTGCATCCTGCACCGCATGTATGTGTGCAGCCGCTCGAACAGCCGCCTGTGCAGCCACCGCAGCCACCCGAACAGCCATCTGAGCACTGCTTTCCGCATGTGGTGCTGCAGTTTCCAGAGCACGAAGTGCACCCCATGCAGGTAGATGCACAGGCCAGTTCGCATAGACCTGTGCAATTTCCCCTGCACCCCGATACCTTTGCATCTTTCTGTATGTTCAGCATTTTGTCTGCGAAGTTTTCTGCTTTTTCCAAGGTCATTTCAAGTGCAGTTCTTTCTTTTTTCAGACTGTTATCTGGCAGGAAATCGTTGATTTCTAAAAGCGGATCAACGATTTTTTGAATATGCTCATCTGAAATCTGTTTTCCATTCTGCGGCATGATACTAAAATCATATTCCTGCGCTGCATATTTCTTCAGCGATCCTCCCATTTGTTCTGCTGTTCTGTTCATCATTACTTTTTTTACTTTTTCCTTGATTCGTTTCAAAGATTCAGCTGTTATGATCCTTATTCTTCTCCTATACTGCTGATACTGACGTGTAAGCCGGGTTCACGAGCATATAGTCAATTGTTACTGTTTCCATTATTGTCGTCTTCATGATCGACGCTTCAATGTACATTTTCGTACCTTTTTTTACTTCTCCGAAATCTACAATAGTTCCCAAAATCTTATATTTATTGTTTGCATCAAACATGTTTGGTGAAATGCGGATTTCTTTAATGATCTCTCCGACAGATGATCCTTTTCTGATTTTTACAGATATAACAGAATCGGTTTTCGATATATCTGAAACCTTCATACGAATCATAACTGAATATGTTCCTATTTTCAGCGCAAGACTTTTTGAGAACAACGTTATTTCTGATATAGAGCTTGCATTTTTGCTCAGAACAGGGTATTCTGCTTCTTCATCGTTAATCGTAGCTTCCGTCGAAAGGTTTGTCCCTCCGACATAAATTCCTCCAGCATTTTCTACTTTTGCAAGAGTTTCATCGACCTTGTCCATCATGTCTGCGAAATCTTTCACGTTGAAGAAATCATCATCCTCCGGTTTTGGGAATCCATAATTAGTTGTTTTCTGCAAATGTTACCTCCTCATTCCGCAGCTGGTAATATGTCTTATCTTTTAGTTGCTTATATGTATAAGGTTTATATTTTTTGTATTGATTGTACCTGAGAATTATTTCTAGCAAATAGTCAAGTGGTACCATCTGTTCAAACAGGTTCTTGACGCTGTTGGACATATATTTTCTTGTCACTTCGATTTGACATGACAGCAGTTTTTTGTCCAGATCTATCTTTAGTATATAATTTTCTTTTCCGAGTGTAGCATCCAGCTTTTGACGTAATGTTGTTTCTGTGTATACAGGGCTTGACCACCACCTCAAAAGAACTTCCAGTCTCCGGTCTTCCAGGCTCGCCGTATCAAGAGGCTGGATTCCAAGGATCTTTTCTCTGTGCTTTATACCTGACTCTGCAGATGTCTTAATTGTGATATCCTGATCTATTTCTTCCAAATGTCTTTCAAGAATTTCGCCAATAGTGTCTCCTGCATCGATGCACGCTTTTATTTCCCGGATATTTATTACAGCTTCCGGATATTCCACTTTTATGTGCATGTAATCTCCCCTTTTACCGGGACTGATTTATCTGTTATCTGTAGATTGTCATCTGTCCCATTGATCAGTGTTCCTGTGACATCTATTATTCCTTTAATTTTTACAATCGCAGCTTCTATCTGCAAAATACGTACAATAATCGTGTCGTTTTCTTCCCATCCTTTTCGAAGACTAAGCAGATATTCATCGACAGCCTGATTAATATAGCTCGTTAAAGCTTCTGTAGTGTATCCGGATTCGCATGTTATAGTCGTTGTGATATTTACGGTTGTTTCTTTTACTCCAGTAATGAACACCCTGTGTCCGATTGGCGCAAATCCTTCTCCTTCTCCACTGTTTACGACCGGATCTACTGCCGTCTGTGTTGCAGTAATAACATCTTGTGGTGGCGTTCTATAGTCCTGTCCAATAATAGTTATCGCAATTCTGTCAGATGGCGTTTTCACCCGTTCCAGCTTGCATCCATAGACACCTCTCAGCTCTTTAACACGGCTCTTGTAATATTCTCGGTTTCCGGCGAACCCTCGGTAATTATAAGTTGCTAACAGTCTTGCACGATAGCTTTCTGTTTCTTCCTGATCAGTGCCTTCCAGAATACACTTGATACTTCTACCCCACTCAAAATTTTCTACATATTCAATAGGGTCAAGTTCTCCTGTAATATGGTTCGGTTCTGCTCCTGGTTCGTCACATCCAAGCCTGTATATATGTTCCGCATCATTTATCACATTAAAAACAGTGTAGTTATATTCATCAAGATTCCATCTCGATCCTAATGGCACCTCACAATTAAATTGAGCGGTAATTTCCGAATATGTCGCTTGATTGATGTAGCACCCCCTGTCATTTCCATTCCTGATAAGGTGTTCCAGATCCGCAGTGTCCGCGTACATGTTTTTCTCAATTCCTGAAAGTATCAAATAAGCTTCCTCAAGTCTTACTGCCTGTTTTGCACATGCATTAAATATCAGGCTGCCTTCCGATGTGTCGATATCATCTGGCATATCTTCCATCATTGAGCGCATTATTGTTTCATAAGTCATTTCTTCAAACATCTGTGTTCACCTCCCCGTCTCCGAGTTCTGTTATAAGTCTGAACGTCAGCGTAATCTTTTCTTCCTGCTTTACGCATGAAAAATTCTCAATTCCGGTTATATACGGATTTTCTGTCAGACATTCTTCCGTCATCCTCTCCAGTTCGGAATCTGTCAGTTCTTCAGAATAACTCTTTCCTACAAGATTCTCATATTCCTGTCCATAATCTTCTGAATAGATATAATACCGATAGCGTGGTGTTCTTAACGCCAACCACGCCCACACAAGAAGCGCATCGTATCCTTCGACCATCTTTCCGGAAAGTTGCCCTGTCTCAAAATCAATTCCATATTCCCTGGGAATATATAAATTTTCTTCCTGAGTTTCTTCTTCAGTTTCTTCAAACGGAAACATCATTCTGCTTCCACCACCTTTGCAATCAAAATGTATTTCTCATGTTTATGCAGTTTCAAGAGAAGAACGATATCTCCTTCTTTTAAGATGTTTTTTCTATATTCTTCCATAGTGACATTATGGTCGGAGTCTGTCATATATTCTGCCGATTCAGGTTTTGAAGCATGCAGGAATATTTTTTTGTTCGGGTCCAAGCGCAAATTGCAATCTATTAGATAATCTTCTTTCTTTAAGGTCATCGTGTCTATTCTGACCTTTCCCGACTCCATCATAACTCCAAGCTGAGGAATCGGAGGGTTATAGAATCTTCCAGCTTTTCTCATTTGCTCTACGAACCGTTCATATGTATTTATAGGCCTTGATATCTTCCTCCATTAATAGCTGCAGTTACTTTCTTTCCCTGCCACTGACTTACATTTAACAGCGCTCCCGAGTTTGAGTAATCGCTTCCACCCATGCTCTCAAATTCTATAATTGACCAACCAGGAGCGGGGTAATCTTGCTTATGTCCATAAATGCTTCCATTGTCGTCTCCTGCATTCTTTTCATCCGCAACAAGACAATTCAGTTTTATCCCACCTTCCAGTGTAAAACTTATAAGGTCGCCACAAGAGCCAAAATATGATCCCACAGCAACAAGATAATAGCCATCTATAGTCGCTATGCCATGATCGCTTGCTCGTCCTTTCGCATTCCATATATCCGCAACCCGTCTTTGCATAGAATCACCGTTCCATCGGCTATACCAAAACGGATATATCGTGAAATCCCATGGGCATATGCCGGATTGCTGTAATCCCGCTGGTATCGGTTTGGACGTACCAGATATAGCCGCACCGCTTCCAACTGATATTGTTGTAACAGGATAGTCAATGTAACAAAATCCGTATACGTCACTTCTTCGATTTCCATACTGCTTTCGTGCTGCAAGTCCGCCTGTTGCACCGCTTGTATTTCCCTCAATAGACACATAATCGTTGATTCCCGATCCGGAAACACTTTCCACCAAGCCTATATGGCTTCCTCCACCCGGTCCGTACACTACCAGTGCGCCAGTTTTTGGCGTTGTTCCAAATTTTCCTCTTGCCTGGTACCATTGTGTCACCTCAGAACAGCTTGCAGTCTTTCCTCCACCCATAAACAGGTCTCCATGTCCAGATTTATTGAAGATTGACCATTGAAAGATGCAGCACCATGCAACTCCATTGTACCCGTAGTATTGTGTGGCTTCATTCGTGCTTCCTGATATTCCGATCCATGCTCGTGCCTGATTCAGTACATCATCCAGTGCATTGCTGGTCGTTGTACTGCTGCCGCCTGCAGAATTCGCAATCTGTTCCTCGTCTTCCTCCTGAATATCCATCACGTTTTTGAACGCAAGTTCCAAAGTTGTCGTATAAACTCCACCGTTCCATTCATGGCTGTCATTTTCTATCCAAAATTTTCCCTTCAGTCCGGTCCTGGAGTCCTCTATAATCACACCTAATCCAGAAACGCATCTGTAGTCCCCAATCATAGTCAAATTTGCGGTTTTATTTATGCCTTGCAGTTCTGCCTTAGCTTCTGTTTTCCCGTTTCCACTATCTACGGATATCGCGTTTTGAAATATGCCGTATTTCTTTATCCAGTTTGAGTTACTCACACTTCCAATTTTATTATTGTTTGAGTCATAGATATATACACGATTTACCATGCTGTCTAAATCTTCTGTATATGAGGACTCTGTAATTCTTTCCCCCTGCCGTATGTGGAAATTGGGGATAACTTTCCCTTTTTGTATGACCTCCAGCTTATCTCCGTTCATTTGCGCGATGTATTTTTTCTTGTTTTTTCGGTATGCTTTTGTGTATGCAGCCATGATAATTTCATAATACGGGCGTTCCTGAAAGAATATTTTCGCAATAGGCATCTTAGTTTTTGCAATGGATCCGGTCTTTACTTTTACGTCTCTGCAGACCATCTGTGCGATTTTTTCAGGGGTTTTGTTTGCAAAACGGTATGTACCGCTAGATCGTAAGAGATGCATCATGCCGTCAGTTGCTGTATACTGTAGCTCACCCATTTCAGATTTTCTTTCTCTTTGGGTAATAATTCCGACAAATTTCGTTTTTTTATCATCCGGATATCCTGGGTAGAATACAATTTTGTCTCCTAATTTTATGCCAAGAGTCTTGACATTCTTATCATTCGGGCTGTATGCAACACTAAACACGACTGTTCTGGCTGCCTGTTTAGCACTCCCAGCCCAAGTCACACTCGTTACATAACCGGTTATTTTCGCATCATTCCACATTATTTTCATGGTATCACCAGCTTTGTCCCGTCATATATATACCAGCCATTTACACCATTATGTGCGCTGCTTACACGTCCATGCTTTTTTGCGGCTTTTTCTATGACAGTCTTGTTTGCATTGTAGATTTTGTTCGCATAGGATCCTGAACCGTAATATTTTTTTGCGATACTCCTGAGGGTGTCATTTCCTTTTACTGTATGATTTTTTTTCTTTGGTTTATTGTCTGATCGGCTGTTCTCCTTTTCTGGCTTCTTTTTCTCCGTTTTTACAGGTTCCAGGACTGCCTTCAACGGTTTCGTGTATTTTGGCGGACGATAATCTTTCATAGTGATTGAATATGTTATATCGCCCGTTCCGTCGTCTTCCCCGAACTGAAAAGATGTTATTATTACATTTTTATTAATCTTTGTTTTTGTAATAATGAATTGAATAGGGGTTTCCTGCCATCCGAGGATTTCTTTTACATACTCCCAAGGATTTCTGTCTTTTGCATAGTCTGCAAAAGGGTAATCCTGTGCCGGAAAAAAAGACTCAATCGTATACGTTTTAAGTCCTTTTTTCCCAAGTATTGTTACATCCCCTCTTGTTTGCACATTAACAGTTTGATGTGTATTTTCAAAGGTCACGTTGAATGATGCCGGTCTTATAGGAAGTTGTATTGATTTGTCTTTATTCTTTAACCAGTATTCCATATCTCCTCCTATGCTGTCTGCGGCATATTATCAATTGCCTGTTCAATCCTCTTTACAATCGCCTCGGCGATCTTGTCGATATCCGCCTCTTCTCTCACCACGATGCTGTCTGCCAGTTTTGCAATTGCAATAGAATAATTCTTCCTTCCATCCTGGCGTGCTATCCGCACAGATTCATCGTGTGGATATACTCTACTTCCAGTTGGAAGGTCAACAATTTCTCCACCCTTTTCGCTGATCTGCACGATTCCGCCCTGCCAGTAATCAGTACCTTTCGCCAAAGTCGGAATCGTTGGGATATTGAATCCGATATGCCCTCCGCCAACAGCACTGGGTAGGTCAACACTTATTTTATTAATCGCTCCAATTGCTTTATTCACAAGGTTGATCACCGCATTAAGCGGTGTCTTTACAAGTGATTCCAGGGTTCCGAAAATGCTACCTACCGCCTGAACGATTCCATTCCATGCTTTTTCCCAGTTTCCCTGGAACACGCCTGTCAGGAATGTGATAACTCCCTCGAACACTCCAAGCACTCCATCGATTATGACACTTACATCATCAAAGAATTTTACAACATAATCTCCTGCTGCTTTCCACACTATTTTGAAAACAGGTTCCAACGTCTCTTTCAAGTAAGACGCTACTTCTTTTACAAGATTAATAAACGGTTCCAACTGTGGCTGTACTGTTTTCCAGAAATCTGCAAATCTTTGTCCGATCTTCTGCAAGATCGGTGCAATTCTGTCCCAGTTTTTATAAATCAGGATTGCTGCTGCTGCCACTGCCGCTGCTGCAATTCCAAATGGGCCAGTCATAATCTTTGCAATTCCCGAGAATCCTGAAGCACCTGTCAGTCTCGTGATTGCACCGCCTATTTTTCCAAAGTTCGAGATCATCGTGCTTATTCCGGTAGAAATTTTTCCAAACCCCATTAAAACAGGTCCTACTGACGCTGCCACTGCCGCAAATTTCACGACTGTCTTCTGAGTAGTCGGCCCCAGTTTATTCCATTTGTCCGTAAATTTCTGTATAGCACTGATTCCTTTCGTAACATACGGAATTAATTGATTTCCAATTGGTTGCAGCACATCTACCTGTATGGTTCTCCAAAGTCCTCCCAGAGCGCCTGATAATGTATCGTATTTTACATTTACAAGGCTTTCCATGGATTCTCTTGTCATGTCAATTGCATCATTTGTAGTTGACAAAGACATAACAACTTCTGGTCCCAAATCTTCCCACATTGTACCGAACAAATTAACTCCGGCAGTATTTCGTTCAATCGGATCTTCCATGGCCGATAATCCAACAATTACCTGATTGAACGCTTCATCTGCCGCTTCTCCTCCTGCTGCAAATTTTTTTGCAGTTTCTGTAGCATCCAGGCCCAATGTCTTAAATCCCTCAGCAGTAGTATCTGAACAATCAATAGCACGGATAGCATTTTCCTTTACAGCATCTCCAATTTTGTCCAGATTGAATGCGCCGTTTTGTGCTCCATTAACAAATACCGAAAACATTTCATCTGCGCTCATTCCCATTTTTTTAAACTGAGGAGCGTATTCGTTAATGCTGTCAAGGAGTTCTCCTGAGAAGTCCAGCCCATTTTGACTTCCTTGCACAATCAAATTGAACGCTTCATTTGCTTCAATTCCAAAATTTCTTATAAGAGAATTCGCAGCTCTAGTGCTTTCTGCAACGTCATATCCGAAGGTGTCCGAAAGAGTATATGCATATTCCGTGCATCTCTGCAGAGCTGAGTCGTCCAAGTAAGACATGTTCTGATTAACAGTCGCCATGGCTTCTGCCACATCATTGATAGATTCTCCGAAATTGTCCTTGTAAACATCATTGATCATATCTTTATATTTTCCCATTTCATTCGATGCGGTTCCTGTTGCCGCCGCGAACTGTTGGAAAGCATCCTGTGAATCAGAGGAAAATTTAATTGCCGCAGTTCCGACTGCTGCCAGTGGTGCAGTGACCGACTTGGTCAATGTTTCTCCTGCAGTAGTAAATGCTTCTCCTGCGTGAGAAAATACGCCTGCAACACTATTAAATCGTTTTTCTAGGTCGCGCGCCTGTGCCGCTACTTCTCTCGACGGATTGCTGAAATCGTCAATCAGCTTTACAACTGCTGCAACTGTCTTACCTGTCCTTGTCTCTCATCTCCTCTTTTATGTCCTGCAATTCTTGTTTTAAAAAGGCGCGAGTGATCAAACGTTCACCTGCGCCCATATCGTAATATTCCGATGGTTTCCATTTCTTTAGGCAGAACAGCGCATAAGCCACACTTGCTTCGCCGTCCACCTTTATGAGTTTTTTACTTCTTCCTCAGCATCTTCTCCAAGTCCGGAAAGTTTAACAATTTCGTTTGCAATAGATCCCGATTCTACCCCAAATAAAACTGCCGCCAAGTCTTTCGGTGTCGAAACGCCAAAGTGCTCCATGAGTTTTTCGTTTTTCAGGTCTGGTTCTACAATTCCATACACACAGCACATTAAATTAAAGTCATAGGTGGCTGTCATATTTCTTTTTCCATTCTTGTCATACAGCATTGCCTGCAGACTGTTATAACGTTTTCCGGACAGTTCTCTAATTGTTATTTCTGCGTCCTCTCCCACTAACCTTTCCAGCTTCTTTGATTTAATTTTTTTTGTTTCTTTTTCTTCCGTTTTCGCCTTGTCTACGCAAAGCAGTTTGTCAATTAAGTTCATGTTTTTCTCCTTTATGCATCAATTGTATCAAGGACTTCAAAACCACTGAAATTAAATGGGATTGATTCCTCCAGCAGTTTTCCGGCTTCCCAGTCTGCAATTGTCAATTCCGTGATCACACAGTCGTCCAGGCGAATCCTTTCTGCCCCAAATGCTTCCGGATCCTCTAAATTCGTGATAATTGTCATCCTCGTGGCTTTACCTTTTTTCAGGTTTTCAGACACTTTTTTCAAGAAATAGGATGTAACCTTATTTAATTTCAGTGTACCAGATCCACTGATTCCAGTTATTTTGTATCCTTTCTCCAATGTCCCTGTTCTTTTTACTTCGCTTGTATCAAGTTTCATCTTTGCCTGGAGCGCCGTTGCTTCCGCCATATAATCATTATCAATCCAGCACTCTCCAAACGTTCCATTAATAACACGATCTGGTGTGTAATTATTCCTTGTGGTTCCTCCTTAAACAGTAATTTCCAGATTAATATCTTCCATGACATCAACGATAGTTACGGATGCCCTCATGAACACTTTTTCATCCGTGTACTGTTTTTTTATTTCTTCATCTGACATTGCTTCCGCTTCGTCTCTGGTTACGCCTTTGTTTTCAATGATGTACTCTTTGATTTTCTCTACATCAAGTTCGACTGCATAGTCCTGTATAAGACCGTTTCTTTCTAATTCTTTCATGTATGAATCAATTGCAGAAATCAACAAGCATTTATTGCTATATGTATTTGGGTATTTTCCAACATAGTTGTCTTCTGCAAGCAGGACCAGGTCGTCATGCATCATATCCATAGTTTCTACAACACGTATTTTTTTCCATGGATCTGCTTTTCCTTTTGAAACCGTTGTCAGAGAATTAACTCCTCTGGCTACTTTCACTTTTTCCCCATCATAGAAAAGCACAAGCTTCCCTGCGTCTACCGCAGCATCTAAGGCATCTCTGTCCAGCTTTTCACACTCACTCGCCTCTTCGACAACTGCGTAGGTCGATGATATTTTATACGATGTTCCTGCAAGCAGACCTGCGATCCGAGAACAAAACTCTTCTGGGCCGTACTTCTTCCCCTTTACTGTTACTTCGCTTGTAGCATAATTCACGATTCCTTCACTGTCTGCAGTGTTGTCCGGAAGAACCGCTTTTATTTTATTTCTATTTCCTTCTCGCTGATCTCTCACCCATGTTACAATTTCTTCTTCCTGGCCATCTGTTTTTACTGTTGGACAGCAAAGCCATGTTACTTTTTTTATTTCAAAGTATTCAAGAGCCTTTCTGTAATCTTCTTCTGTTTTCGCAAGAACATATACAACTATCTTTCGCGGAGTTGTATCATTTCCTTTCATTGCCAGTTTAATTTGTTCTTTATTCTCTTCACTCAACGTTTCGGGTATGTCTTTTTCTTTGTAGATTGTAATCGGATTTCCATCCGGAACAACCGTGTCCTTTATGATCATTCCCACTATTCCGCGTTCAGATCTCCTGATTGATTTTCTCGCCGCCGCCACAAATACGACATTCATCACCGGTAAACCCCTAATTCCTTACCTCCTGTGCAAATATTAATTCTTTCATTGTGTCATAGTTTTCTTTTCTCGGAATCTGATCCCAGAATTCTACATCGAACCGGCATACAGGAATATTCAAATTTTCTCCCTGGAAATCCAGTTCCATGTTATTTGTGTTCAGGTTTCTGTCTCCTGCTGTCACTTTTTGTCCAAATAATTCTTCCATTTCAGAGAAAAATTTCATTGCTTCCTCTTCATTCGCTGCTCTTTGTATAAAATCAATCTCTATTTCTACATTTTTGTGAGCTGCATTTTTAGTTGATTCCGAAAAAGTCTGTGTTATATATACAAAAAATGAAGGGCGCTTATACCCCTCTATTGTATCTGCTCCGTATATTTTTACGTCCGGATATTTTTCCTTCAGAGCGGAATTGACCGCTTTTTTTATTTCTTTAAGAGTCAAATCCTGCCTCCCTCAATATTTCCTGCAGGAGCTCTTGTCCAATCAGCTCCGCATGATCCGCTCGCTGTGACATATATTTAGCTACAGTTTTCTTGCCTTTAACCTCTCCGACCTGTCTCAGTCCATGTGTTCCGTCTTTACTTTTATGTGTTATCATCGCATGTCCTTCTTCGTAAAGGTGATAATGTGGCGCTGTCGTTGTAACTGCAACCGTAACCTTACTTCCTGATCGTATTACTTTCCCCTGTCGGAAGCTTTCTGCCAGAGGTTTATGCGTCGCTCCCTGTCCTGCATAATGATGCCCTTTTGCTTCAGAATCAACTCTTCCCTTTAAATCTTTCGCTATGTTTCTGGATTCTTTCTTGAGTACAACTTCCGCTGATGCCGGAAACTGCCGGGATGCTATTTTAAGCGATTTCTCCAGATCAGAAGAATCAAAGTCAAAACTGATACTCCGCATTCTCAAACACCTCCTCGCACTGGATCTCAAGAAGCTCGTGTTTCTCATCAAGATCGATTGGAACCCCTGCAATCTGGAATATTCGTCCATGATAGAGGATTCTCATTTCAGCAGTGATGTCTTTTCTGAACCTCACATACACTCGATGCGATACCTCCGGTTTTAGTTTTCCCATAAAATTGCATTCTGAGGATTTATAAGGCTTTACTGTTGCCCATACTTTTTTGTATGGTTCCCAGTTTCCCCTGTCCTGTCCCATATCATCCTCTTTTACCACGAATCTAAGAAACAAAATACGTTTATTTAATGCTCCGGCATTAATCCTTACAGACACCTCCTACAGCAGATTTACGCAATGCATCCCAAGAATTGTTTCAACCACTTTATTTGTCGTATTTTTGTCGACATAAACAGATCTGTTATCGTACATATCCTGGCACAGGACCAGTGCCGCTATCGCAAGATCTTCATGCATGTCGATTTCCTTATCATTCAGTCCTGTATAGGATCTTATGTAAGCTTTTGATGCATCAAGAATCCTCTGGAGTTCTTCCTCGCTGTAGTCGTCCGCTCTACAATGTTCCGCAACAATTTCCGGAGTGATCTCATTTACTTTCATTTTTTCACAATCTTTCTTGTAGTTCTTGCTTTCTGCAAATCTGGCTTTGTCTTTTCCACAGTCTTTTCAGAAATTTCTCTGATATAACCAGCTTCCATCAGGTCAGAGACTACAGATTCAACGCTGTAATCTCTGATTTCTCCTTTTGACATTGACAGAACTCCGCAGAAGCTGACCATAGCTTCTATCTTCATCGGTCATTCCTCTCAGTCTGCTGCTTTCATCTTCAGAACTGCAATCTTCTGTTCATTTTCAATCTTGGAATCCATTTCCAGCCATCCAACGACGCCGATTGCATGTTCTGTTGCAAACTTCTCTCTCAGGACTTCAATGTTCATGTCTTCGGATACCTTAACAGCCAGGCCGCTCATGTCTCCATATATGATTGCGGTTTTCCCTGCCGCCATCTTCGGCATATTATCAGAACAGAACACGTCATTGCCAAACAGAGTGTAACCCCATTTTGCTGTTGCATCCTTCTGTAAAATATAATCACCATCAGAATTCTTCAGCTTTCTGATCGCAGTTCTGGTGGCTTTATTCATGATCCAGATACAAGATGGTTGGAATACATCCGGAACAGTTTCCTGCAGGTCGATCAGCTCATCTCCTGTGATCGCGGTACCTGCTGCCGCAGTTACAACCTGTTTCGCCTTAGATACGCCTTCCACTTTATCTGCGGTTCCATTCAGAAGTTCATTCTCAATCCATCTTGCAATGTTCTCAGCCATCTGGTTCACAACAAAATTGGTGATATCAAACTGAGAATTATTAACAAGAGACTTAGATACTTTTGTCAGTGCCCCTGCAAGGAATCCTTTCAGCTCAATAGATTTGAATTTTCCGGAATTGGATTCAAGTTCGCTGAATTCTGTAGCGTATGCCATTGTGATTGCTGTAGTTTCCTCATTGTAGTAAGGAATGGACAGTATACCGCCTACGTCATATCTGGTTGCGAGCTGATAAATTGGACAGATTTCGTACACCTTTTTGATGATTTTATTTGCAATAGATGTCGGGATCACTGCTCCATTGTCCCCGGATGTCAGATTTGATGCTCTTTCCTCAGATATAATGCCACGGATGTAGTTCGCAAACGCTCTTTCTTCCTGGTCTTCTGTTTCTTTATTGTCCTTTTCTTCCTGGTCTTCTGTTTCTTCTGGTTTTTTCAGAATGTCCCTGGCTCTCTGTTCTGCAGCGATTGTATCATCGATGTCTTTAATTTTCTTTTCAAGATCATCAAAAGACCGCATTTCTTCATCATTCAGTGCTCTTTCTTCCTGTTCAGCTTTGTCTAAGATCTGCTGTAACTGCTGCTCATACTGTGCTCTCTGTTCTGCAAGTTTTTTAAATTTATTCCTCTTATTTTCCTCCTATTTTTTCAGTTTATTAATTCTTTCCTGAAACTTTGTATTATCATATTCCTTTTTCGGCGGAAGGTTCTCTGTATATGTCGTTTCCATACACATCGCCCTGGTTTCCACCTCTTCCTCTGTTCCGGCTCTCACTTCCACTGATGTGGATGAATATACCGGAATTTTATTCATTACAAGTGTAATCTCATCCATGTCGAAGTCTTTTACATGTCTGATAGGCAACTGATCGGCTCTGTCCTCAATAGAATCCACCACATTTTTCATATTGAATGACCATCCCTTCAGCAATCCTTTCTTCGCCCCTTCGATGACCGCTGGGTCGGTTACGACAGATTCTGCTCTGAGCCCTACTTCATCTTCCCTGACGGTCAATGTCCCGTCTGCAGTATCTGCAAGGACGTGTCCTCTGTCATGATCCAGAAGCATCCTGATATCTGCCGCCCTGCTTATCGCACGCTCAAATGCCCTCTGTTCAATCACTTCGATCACTTTTCCACGCGGTGTAAGCACTGGTCGTGATTCTCTTCCGGGTACATTGACATATCCAGAGATATGGAGCCCGTCAGCTCTTAATTCTGCTTTCCTTTGCTTTCCTCCATCCTGTTATTCATTTTGTTCTTTTCCTTTGGTTGTGGAATCTATGAATCCCGTTTGAATGACATCCATATTCTTTACAGCATTGGTGTTCGGTGTATAAACCTGCCCGGTTTCCGGGTTAAGAAGAACGCTGTCAAGCCCAAGTGTAATCCACTTGAATCCGATCGGTTCCAAGTCTTCTTTTTCTCTGACTTCATCAATCTGAAGGAAATTCTTTTCGAGTCCGATCTTGTAAGCCTCGTAACGTTCCTTAATATTTCCTCTGGTCAGTTCTTTCGTATCAAACGACCAGTAATATGTCTCTTTCTCTGATTCCAGAAGCAGATCCCTGTCCAGACTGCACTCTATATCGCTCATCACAATGGTGCAGGTCCGAATGAAACAGTCTATGTCTTTTTCAGTTGGGTTTCCGCTGATCATCCCGTCAGGGATTCCAAACAGCTTGCAAATTTCTGCTGAATTTGTTTTCTTGTTCTCATTCAACTGCATTTCAACAGATGTGTTGGACGATTCCTGAAATTCCATTCCTTCATTCAAAACCACAACTGTTTCTTCTGCATTGCTGTATAATCTTCTGAAAGCAGCTTTTAGTGCGTCCATTGCATCTCTTGTTAATTTCTTCGGAGATTTCAAGAATCCTTTTTTGTTTCCACCCTTTTGTACCAGGCTCTGTTCGTATGTCAGCTCGCTGTATGATACTCCGATAATCAGCTGATTATCGTCCATGACGCTTCTGGAAGTCATACCATCTTTCGTTTTTCTTAGAATTTTAAAAAACTGGTAAGGTCTGTATGATTTTCCCTGTACCAGAATGTCATAATCTTTAAAAATCGGATCTGTATTCTTCATGATGGAAATGTGAGTCTCGTCGACGTAGTGAATGCTCTCAACCTCCGTTCCCGGTTTGTTGATATAAGCATACCCGCCTTTCCCCAGATAGTAATCTTCGATGATCGCTCTCCAAAATTGTGAAGCTGTCAGCGTGTCTCCTGTATCATTGTTCAGGAGAGAGGTTCTTCTGTCTCTGACTTCCCGGACATTTCCTTCCTTGTCTTTCTGATACAGATTGACCGGAAGCAGTGATATTGTTCCTGCGATCAGATTAATGCATGCCTGTACCGCGGGAATTTCCAATGCTTTTTCCTTTGTCATTACATTCTTTCCGAGCAGTGCACTTAAAAGTGCGTCTGATTCCACCTGCTCTGACGGATTCACTATGGTATCTGCCCTTACTTCATGTTTTCTTTTGCCAAACGGCCATATGTTCATTTGTTATCTCCTCTTCTTACGCCGGTGCAATTACGTCTGAACTACAAAATCATCTTCTCCATACAGCAGTTCCTGCTGTAACAGGTACATGGCATTGATCAGTGATACGACCATGTCTACCTTTCCGGATGATTTCTTTTTGTTTACATACAAATTTTTGTTTGTGTCTTCTGTACATCTTGCATTCTGAAAGTTGATTTCAAGCATCCTGTTTGTGGCATACCGAATTTTCTTTTTCAGAATCAGCTCTTTCAACAATTTAGTAGGCATGTGTAGTACTGAGCTATGCTGTTTGATCTCAACGCACTCTATCTCATTCTGTTCCAGTTTCTGAACGGTCGATATAGCATTGTATCTGTCATATCCCACCTGCATGACTTCCACTCCGTATTTTTCCGGCAGTCCTATGATAAAACGTTCTACGAACCCATAGTCAATAACCTCATCTCCGCAGGCAAAGCATTCACCCTTTCTAATCAACGCTCGATAATCTACCTTTTCTTTCATGGATTTTTCGTCTATTCTATCTGAAGGAGCGAACCCCCAGACTTTTGCATAGATTATTCCGTCCTGTTCTGTTACCATTGCAAATGATGTGTTATCGTTCGTCATTGACAGATCCAGTCCACACCATACCTGCTTTTCCTTCCAGAAGTCGTCTGGTAAATCTTCGCTACACATTTTCACTTTCTGGATGTCAATATAGCCTTCAACTCCCAGTCCCTTATACAGAATATTGTTGTGCTTACAGAGGTAATTCTCTCTTTTGTTCTCATACAGGATTGCAAGTGAACGCTTCTTCCTGATTTCTTCAAAGATATACGAATGTGTCACTGCAACCGGATTACTCTGATAGATCACCCGGTCATCTGTCCTCCATGTATCTCCATGCTTCAGTTCGTCATCCGGCTCATACAGCAGTGCGAAATACCGCTGATCTTCTAAAAGTCCGTCAAGTGTTTTCTTTGCAATGTCTATTTCGTCCAGCATCACATTGTTATCATTTGGGTACTGGGTACTGATGATGATTCCAAGTTTATTTAAAAGTGTGATCTGAGATGAGCGCATTGCTTCTACTGGGTATGCGTCCAAAGCTCCAGCTTCGTCAGCCAGAAACGCATTTGCCAGTTTACCATCCATTCCGTCCTGGCTGTATGCCAGCGGAGTGTACTCATTATCATTAAGCAGGCATTTAATCTGACTTCGTAAGAGTTTAAATGCCGGTTCATCTTCGTTATAGAGTGCCGGACTGACTTTTATGATTTTCCGGATTGCATTCTTCAGCTCTGACGACAGCGCCAGATCCGGTGCAACTGAAAAGAATCTGGAGAAATCCGGTTCTGTCAGCATCAATAGGATGAAAATCACCGCTGAATTGAATGTTTTGAAATTCTTTCTTGCTATTTCAAGCAAAATCGTTACGTAGAATCTGCTTTTTCGTTCTGCATTTTTACAAAACGTGCAGAGTCCCGCAATAGTCATGAACCACGCATACTCTTCTAGTCCATCATAAATGCTGCATCGCAGATCCGGATGAATCATTAGTTTTAGCAGCTTGCAGATTTTTTCGTATTCTCCTTCATCCACATAGGCATCCGGATTATCTCCATCTGCGATACGAATCCAGCTTTCTGCCTGTTTCTTCACGTACAGGGGGACTTTTCCCCCGTCTTCTTCTACGCACCACTGTGCATAACGATATGCTTTTCCTTCTTTCATCCTCCGAGCGCTTCTTTCAATGGATTACTTTTCTTTGCTTCGGTTTTCGGAACTGATCTAAGAGAAGAAGCAATCGTCATGATGTTCTCTTTTTCGATGTCGGAGAGCATCCTTCTCTTCGCCTGCACCTGTCTGTCCAAAGCAATCAGGTTCTTCTGCATTGATGCCTCTGTTTTATAATATTCTCCATATGTCATCTGTTCTGTCTCAAGCAGTTCTTCTTTGTTCTCTTCCAGGTCACAGAGTTGTCTGTAAAACCGTTCTTTTTTCTCTTCAAATTCTTTTGTTTCTGCGTACAAAATGCAGTATCTGTTTATTACAGCGCCGTACATATCATCGAATTTGTCAATTTTTTCAAGCAGTTTTTTCAATCTCAGAAATTCTTTGTGTGCTGTCTCATTTTCTCTGACTTCCGGTCTTTCTTTCAACGGAATCCCTGTAAGCACTGCTTTTTCTGCCTGTTCTCTCTGTCTGAGTTCGCGCTTGGTTCTGTGAGATTTTCCTTCTGACCGGATGATACTAACCGTCTTTGATGGTGTAGGCCTTGCCTTCTCCCTCCTTCCTTTTAATTTCAAAATGCTGATCTGGGAATAAATTATAAATTGTGGGGCATACGTGGTCGTGGGAGATCTGATTTTTTTCGCTATCGCATGGCGGGGGGGTACTATTTTTCCTCTTGATGCCTTGCAATGCTTAAAAGCAGATCCCTTGGAATGCCTCCGGAGTCTGCCAGATCGTGATGTTTATTGCACAGTGATATCAAATTATAATTATCGAGTCGTTTGTCCCAGTCTTCTGCGACTGGTATGATGTGATGGACTTCTATGCTCCTTCTATTGAGCTGTATTGCTGTGTTGAACATTTTACGCAGACAGATCTGACAAAGATAGCAGTCTCTGGTTCTGATCTCTATGCTCTTTCTCTTCCATGCTTCTGTGCTCCGGAAATTGCTTTGATCTGTTCTTTTCTTTCTGCGTGTAGGTTTCTTCCCGCAGTCTATCCTGCTGTCGTGGATTCTTCCACAATACTTACAACTCTTCAGCATATCTGCCTCCTAATAGCGGGAGACGGATTCGAACCGCCATTCCAGGCTAAGGAGGCCTGTAAGTTTCCGTTACTTTATCCCGCGGTAATTATGGACATTCTGGGGTTCGAACCCAGGACCTGTCGGTTATGAGCCGATTGCTCTCCCAGCTGAGCTAAATGTCCATAGTATAGGAGCTACCATCAAGATTCTCGATTGTGTCCAACTCGGACACGTTGAGCTAAATGTCCATAGTATAAGAGCCACCTGCTTTCTACAAGCAGATGGCTCCTACGCCAAGGTAAATCCATGTGAGTCCTTGTACCTTTTTGTGTTTGGTCTGGTACCGACCAATTCATTTGCCAGGCTGTGGCACCTGGCAAACGCAAGGAAGGAGATTTATCTATATCTATTTCAGCAACTCCAGTTTATATTATTGCATATTTAAAACGGAAAAAACGGAAAAAACGGAAAAACTTTTATTTTTTCATGAATGTTTCAAATTCCTTTCTCACAGATTCTCCAGTTGCTTTTCCTCCTATATGCTTTGCAACCTGCTGCCAGTTCATTTCCTCAAAGATCTTAAACTTAATGATCCTGCGCATTCTGAATGGAATTGTAAGCATCCACTCTTCCACATCGTTCTTTAACTTCTCTGCCTGCTCTATCTGTATCTGTTGTCTACGTTTTTGTCTTTCTATCTTGTCGTCCTCATCGTGTGTTTTACCCTGGATTACAAAATGCATGGGTTGAAAAGGAAATTCCGAATTGCTTCCAGAAACTGTATCTTTTGTCTGCACAGAGTTTCTCTTCTCCAGCTTTTTTATGGTTTCTTTCGTTTCTTTGATCAGTTTTACTGCATCTGTGTACTGTTCCAATAAGTCTCTATTCACTTCGGTATTCCTCCTGTTTCTTATTCCTCGTCGGCACCATGGAGCATCAGATATAGTTTTGTGTATCCGGGAGAGGTGTATTGCCCGTTTTCCAGCTGTAATTGTACCACATAGGGATATAATTTTTATAACAGTTGCTGTATGGTATATGATTCGTGTGCTGTTTCCATCATCTCTTACCCGCGCTTTTAATTTAATCTTTCTGCCTGGGCGGACTTTGAACGTTCTTTTGAGCGTCTTTCTTATGTCTCCCATTCTCATGAGAGGGATGTTGCTTTTGTCGTAATTCATTTTTCTCCTTCCTGACCGATTCGGTCACTTTTTGTTCGTAGAATCTGTATTCCTTGCAATTCGTTCCGGCTGTAACATTTTTGTCTTTGATGATGTGCAATGTTCATCTATTCATCCTCCAGATAGTTTTTCCCAAATATTTCCGTGAATTTATCCCTGCTGCCACACTTCTTCTCAAATGTTCTCTGACCGATCCGCTGCAGGGTAATCCTGACTTCTTTGTTTCGGTGTGCTGATATCTCTGAGGTCCTGTGGCATTCTGGGCAAAGATATACGGTCAAGCCATATTGCTCGGAGTATTTGCGGTTTGCACTGCCATAGATATGATGGCGTTCTGTATAACCTGTTTTTCCGCAAATGAAGCACTGATTTTTCATATCTCTGTCTATAATGCTTTTGTGGTGCTTCTTCCGTTTTTTTCTGGCGGGTTCTTTAGGAAATAATAATCCTCCCTGTTTCATCTGGTATACCTCCTTGCTTCTCTGATCAGATAATTCCTGTTCCGGATCCTTCGATTAAAGCTTTCTACCGCTCCGGCGGCTTCTATCTTCCTAAGTGCTGCCATGCCTCCCCATGGTTTCCCGATAGCTTTGTGATATCTGAGTGTCCCGTAATGCATCCACTTCGACGGGTTTTTGCCTGTTTTTTTTCTTAAATAGCTTTTTCTTCTGTCTAAGGTTCATTTTTGTCGCCTTTCTTGTATCTCAGCCAGCAGGCAAAAGCGGATGAAGTCAAATTCCCGAAGCAGATCAGCATCTTTTCTCCTGCTGAGTTTCCGATCAACCATTTCTACTGTGTATTCTCCAAAGATGCGATCACCAGAGGCTCTGGAATTATTTACCTGTGCTTTCGAGCATTTTAAGTGTTCCACTACCTCCCCAAACGTTACGTTCTCTATAATCGTTTTTCCCGATCTGTCTTTTACATCATACAGGTTCGAAACCACTGTCTTTGCCTCCTCTCAATGTCCGGCCAGAAATGTGTTCATCATCCTTGCTTTCCATTCCGGAACTTCTTTGGTTTTCCATTTTGCACACCAGTCGTCATCTTCTACCATGCGTCCAATGCGATCGCAGAAACCATTATCATTCTCTTTATAGGTTTCGCATATCTGTTCCTCTCTGTTCATATTCTTAAATATCCTTTCCTTCTCCGGTAATCTTATCAATGCAGCTATCCCACCCATCAGCTATACCTTTTCCAAATAGCTCTGCAGCTTCTTTTGTTTTGCCTTCCTGAATCAGTTCATTGCTTCTGAGCACATAACTTGCCATGCGTTTTTCTTTAAATTTTTTCATTTCTTCATCTCCTCCAACTTCTTCTCAACTTCCTCACTCGTGATGAATACGGTTTTACCAATTTCACTCATTGGAAAAGCTCCTGCTATTGATCCACTATAATTTTCATAGTAAAATATAATTTGATCTTCTATATCTGATTCTACATAGCTGTCGCAATATCCATATGAAAATGCTTTTATTTCATATGGTTCTGGATATCCATAATCGTTATCCCATACCGTATCTCCGATTTTAATTGGCAATCTCACAAGCAAGTCCTGTTCTTCTAAGTCTCTGTAGGATTTCAGTTCTTCCAACAGTTCTGCAACATCTTTCAGCCAGAATAATTCCCCATCTTCAAAGCAGCAACCATATTTCTGCTGATGATACGGACAGCCAACCGCTTCCTTCCCACTGATAAAATCTCTTAAATCCTCTCCGGTTCCACAGATAATGCATTTATGCTCGTCATCATCCATATGTATGAAGTTTTCGTGGTCTGCATAGCAATCACCTACAGCGTCCTGGCTGGCAACACATTTAAGCGCCTTTATCATATCGTCAAGTGTTAATCTCTCCATCTACTTCGCCTCCTGTTTAGAAAGTGGCTCGAATCTTTTCTTCTGCTTTACATTTGGATATTTCTTTCTGTCCACATCACTTGTAAACATACTTAACGGTCTGCACCATGTTACAAGTGGGTCTGTAAAGCACTTGTAAATCACCATAATTTCATCAGATTCTGTATTCACTGCAAGATCAGTAACGATATAGATTCTTCCTTTGAAATGTCTATATCTTCTTCCTGCCATGCTATCTCTTAATTCTTCTAAAATTTCACCTGATACTTTGTTCATTCAACTCCACCGCCTTTCACGAACTTAATTGTTACATCCATTATCTTGTCCTCCTCATAGCGTTCTGGAAGCGGCATCCAGGCATTGACAAATAAGCCAATTTCAAGAAAACTTTCGTCCTGGTTTCCGACTCTGAATGTGCCTCCACCTTCATTATCAACCGTATATCTTCCGATTGCCGGAATATCGCAGTTATCAAGTGATATGGCAATGTATTTGTCCGGTTCTGGTAATCTCTCATCAACTGGAATCCATCTATTAGAATTCATCAGATCAATGGCTTTCTTCTGTTCAGCTTCTGTTTCACAGTGTATTACAATGTCATAAGTGTCATCGTATGCACTAAATGTGCCGTCTTCGTTCTGAACAATTTCCATTACATCGCTCATGCTTCCACCTCACTATCCTCTGGCATTTGAAAGACCATTTTGTTCATAATTGCTTTTCCAATAGCTTCAGCCAGAAGTTCATTTTCTTTTGATGCTGACGCTTTTGCGAACATCTTCCCGATATTTGGCACTGTCATTGGAATTAACTCTGCGTCCGCATATGCTTCCTGAATCATATCCAGTACTTTCATGGCTTTTTCTTTTGTGGAATATTTTCCTAAAATAAAATATCCTCCACTTCTCTGTGCATCCTGCCAACTCCAACATATAACATTCAATGAATCTGGGAGTTTTAGATTGACTACAATGTTTTCAAACTTTACCAGTGCTGTTTTATCCTGACTTCTGATTAACATACATTTTCTCCTTTCTCCTTCCTGTGATCTGACAGGCTCACACAGGAAGGATGTATCTATGTGAATTTTAGTAGCACCCTTTTTTAGTGACCGAATCGGTCATTTCTTGTCGTTCCACCGGATTTCTAAATCTATTCCGGTTTCTTCCTTGAGCACGTCTACTATATCCAGCCATGTGCAGTAGTCTTCTGCCAGAGATGCAGCTTTCTCGGTGAATCTGTCCTTGAATCTTTCCAGGCGTTTCTTTCCGAAGGTGAATTCATCTCTTAAAGTCATAAGACTCATTGCTAACATGGTGTCAAAAGTCATATTCTTGATTTTGTCGGATCCGGCGGCTATCTCCTGTCTGGTAAGGTTTAACGAGACTCCTGTCCGGTTTCGGAATCTGACTTCTTTCTCCAACTCTTCTATTCCTTTATCCTTTGCAAGGCGAAGGGCGAATTCCATGCCCTCTGTACGTCCTTGCATATATTGATCTAACTTGCTCATTTTTGAATCTCCTTTAAAAATTCTACAAGTTCTGTTTCACTGTTTGGGTACTTGTTGTATTTCGAATGATATGTCCATTTTGGAATTCCGCCTTTTCTGTCCGGTTCCGGTCCTCCTATCAGATGCATGTAATATGGCTCTTTCGGCACATACCAGCTGTTTTCTGGCAAAGACTCTTTCTCGTATTCTTCTACAATCAAACGGGCGCCGTTTTCGAAATCGTATTTGTAATATTTCACGCCGGTATGATTATCGGTGTACCAGAGTCCCCAGGCTTTATAGTTTTTCAGCCACTCCTTGCGCTGGTCATTGTTTCTCATGATTGGAAGAGGCGGCTGTTCTGATTCTTCCGGTTCTTCCTTACAATCTTCTACAAGATTTTTAATAATTCTCAGTCCTCCAACAATCAGCTGCTGTTTCAGGATTGCCATATGCGGTAATCCAGGATCTTCTTTTTCGGTTTCAAGGAATTCTTTGAGTCTTCTTTCTTCATCGTACAAATATCCGGTAATTTCTACGTCTGTAGGTACCGGGATGTCTTTTAGGTCTTCCGGCCATGCATCCGGGATTTTATCTGTATTTCTCAGATGTTTTACCATTTTGTTGGCCTCAACAAAATGGTCTTCCTGCTGCTTTTTGTCCGGTGTTTCTGCTGCCGACTGGCAGCTCTTTTCCAGAATCCATCCGCAACGGCTATTGCAGTCGTCCGGGCACTGAGAACAGCAGTTGTATTCCTGGCTACAATAAGCAGCTGCTCCGCATAATCCAGATTCAGATTGTCCTGTGATACATTTTGCCGGTCCTTCATCATTTTTTATTTCTGGTTTCTTTGGCTCTATATCAAATTCTGGAGAAAATGGATCATAGAGATTCTTTGCTTCTACAATCAGCCGGCCATATTTCATTGATACTTTTTCACTGTTCACTTCAATTTCAAGTCCTGCTGTGAACGACATAAAGCTATAATTTACGTTGCTCCCGCTTGATGAACTAAATCCACCTGGTGCAAAATCCAATTGTACAGCCTTAGCAGCTTCTCCATTGTCTTTGCATCTTCGGCATATTCTCATGATTGTTTTCAATTTCTTTGGGTAAGCTTCGCAAAACGCTTTAACTGCTGCCGACTCTGTGAGTGTAATTACTGGTTCAGGTGCATCAATTGTGGTCATCTTAACCGGTCTCGGCTCTTTTCCGTATTTCTGGATCAGGATATCTGCCAGATCATTCCAGTGAAGTTCTTTTTCCTGTTCCGAGTCCGGATTAAATACGATGCAGGACTTTTCTGCCCGGTAGTTCAGATATCCGTTCTGTACTCTGGATCCGTTATATAAGTCTCTTAAGCGCATCGGAACCATCATCTTGTCCCTGTTCTCAACACGTTCTTTTAAACGTTTCTGGGCTTTATCGTAAAGTCTTTTGATCTGTGTATCTACATTGATCGGTGTCGTATCTGCAGTCGGTCTGAGTTGTCCGATCACCTGTGCTATGCTCATCTGTCCAGGAATACTCTTTTCTGCATTCTCCTGCGCCTGAAGTTTCTTTGTATCTTCCAGGCTTAAATTTCCATCTCGCTGAAATATCTCGCAAGCCTGTTTCTGAAACTCAGCTGATAATTTGGACAATTCATATGCAACGCTGCCTTTAATGCGGTTTTCTTTGAATTCTTCCATTAGCTGTCCATACAGGTTTGAATGAATCGCATGGAACCTTCCCTGCTTATGAGCTTCGTTATATTTCTGGAATTTTGAAATGAAGCACTTCACTATCTTCAGATCCGGATTCAGTCTTCTCTGAATCTTGTTGATCTGCTGCCAGAGTTCTTCCATCCCTTCTGTGGTGTTATCATCAATTTCAACCGGAATCAGAACGTCATTTGACGCACATAATGCGTTGACTACACCAATATTGAGGTCCGGAGGGCAATCGATCAGAGCAAAATCGTACTGATCACGAACGATATTTAACGCCGCTTTGATTCTGTCATGATGTGTGCGGGTAACATCCATTTCTACTTCTCTGTTTGCATTCAGGAGCGTCAGGTTTGCCGTGATGATGTCCAGGTTCTCATAATCCGTGTGTTTGATCAGAGTCTCCATGTCCGGTTCATCATCTGTCATAATACAGTTGATTCCGTCTCCGCTGGTGGTGCGTCTCTTAAATCCTCTGGATAAGTCCCCCTGTTTGTCATTATCAACCATGAGCACTCTATATCCTCTCTTTGAGAGAATGTATGCCATGTTATCTGCGGATGTGGTCTTTGCCACGCCGCCTTTTAAATTCATAATACTGATTGTTCTCATGTTCCCTTCTTTCCCGGCTTCTTGCCGTACTGTCTTTATTGTCATTCTTCATAGATTCCGAAACTACATCCATCGCCGTCTCTAAGTACATTTGCACTATTTCCAACCGCACAATAGCATCCTGCTACGCCATAGCTTTTCCTGTTTATGCATTCTTTGCAAAGTGTTATTCTTTTATATTTCGCCATCAGTTGATAGGCTGCGGTCTTTCCGAAATTATTGATTTCCTCATATTCTGTCTCGATATTATCTACCTTGTCATGCATCTGGCAGTTACTGCAACACTGATCACGTTCTTCCAGTGTCATCTGTATATGATTGCAGAAGCAGAGCTTGTCGCATATATAGGCTTCCAGTTCTTCAAGAATGCTTCCGATTCCTTCGTCTACGTTCCGCGTCTGCTCTTTGCATCCACTCTGGTTTCCCGCCTTCTGGTTCGTCGTCAAACCATATTCCTCCCTTCTCGTCTTTGTAATATGTAAACCGGATACCGGATTTAGTAATGGTACCCAGGTATTCCATTGACCTTGGGTTCTGTTCTGGCCGGAGGCTCCAGGCCTTCCCCCATAATTCGTTTACATTCATCTCTTCTCTTTATCATCTCCTCCTGAAGCCAGCTGGAATAACTGTGTTTCTCAGTCTTTCCGGTTAATTCATGTGCTGTCGGAAGGGCATGAACAGTTGAATACACGTGCTGCCATTCTTCTACATTCTTTATCAGTTCGCCTTTTCTGCCTCTCCATCCGGATCCGGCCATTTCTTCCAATTTTGGAATCCTGCTGGCGACGTATGCATCTCTTGTATGTATGCATATCTGACACGGTACCGCCATACGTTCCAGAGCTTCAGACAACGTAATCAGCACAGCCTGGTGATACGTCCCCTCTATATGTCCGAAGCCTTCCTTTGTTTTTTCCCCACTGTTAGTCATTGTTGAAAGGACATATCCACATTTTCTGTCGGTTTTTCCCTGAAATACACTGTCAGTTTCGATGTATATGTTTACCTCTGGCATTTTGCACCTCCTCTCGTTTTTACAGTCCTGTGTCTGGTTCTTTTTCTCTTGTGCTTCAGAAGCTTCTTGCGCGGAGTCCGCTTCTTCTTCCACATCTTCAGATATACGTGCCAGCCTGTTTCTTCGTAATAGACCGGATTAATCTCTGTGATCTTGTATGCCGGATATTGTTTCTCAAAATATTCTCTTCCGGAATCAGGGGAGGTAACCAGTCGTTCTACTTTGCTCTTTGTGTACTTTGTGTCATTTGGCTTCCGGATAACCGGCAATTCCAGATTCCTGCTGCTTGACCAGCGCTTCTTTCCGGAAGGATCCTTTGCAATATAGTTGGCCAGATCAGAGATTCCGTTGTCCCCTGCCTGGATACGGTCTGCATTGCGATACCCGATAGATCTCTTCTCTATCTCTGTCCTGTATTTCTCATCCTCTTCTGCTTTTTTCCAGTTGATGCGTTCTCTGGTCCATAACAGTTCTACATCATCCCGGAAATTTCCAGGGCCTCCGTTCATAAGGATATGGTGATGGATTCTTTTCAGATTCCCGTCTTTATCCGTACCGCCTTCTGTGACTAAAATGTATTTGAGAGGGTCGAATCCTAGCTTCTCTCTTCTGTAAGAAACTTTATTCAGGTATTTCTTCACTTCTTTTTCTGCCTCTTCCCTCGTTTTTGGAAGGTGATTAGCATCATATGTAAGGCTCACGTGAAGATCTCCGCTGAAGAAGTTCCCATTTGCCAGCTTCTCCAGATACCGTCTTGCATTCTTGCTGTTCAGCTCTCTCTGTTTCGGGGGGCTCTCCCTCTGTTTCTTTCTTCTTCTGCCTTTGACTGCTTTCTCCGCTTCTTCCGTTCTCGGAATGATATCTACTTCTCTGTAATCCCCGCAGTCAACTTTCTTCTCTCTAACGAATAACATATGCCCTCTTGTTATATATGTTCTATAATATATGTTTATCAACAATGTTAATACCGCATACAAGCCCGTATACCGGACGAACCGGTTATACGAAATGCCTGTATTCTGTTGACTTTCTGGCACTTATATGTTATATTCGTAATATATCAAATGACATAAGGCAGAAAGCCTATCCCATGTGTGACGGAACATGGGATTTTTTATTGTCTTTTTAAAATGTCTACGTATGCTCTGGCGGCCGCCTCAGTCGTGTTCGTGTTGAACGTGCCGGATTTGCTTGAGCAGTTCATTCCATCAAACAGTTTCTGTGCCATGCGTGTCGCCTCTGGTTCAAGTTTCTGCGCGGCTTCTGTTATCATCTTCAGTGCTGTGATAATAAAGGCCAGATCCCCGCTCGGTGCAACTCCTATTACATCCTGGATCTTATCTACATATAACTGCGTACGTTCTATGCAGAGTTTTTCCATTTCTTCATTGTCAGCTTCCTGGACTTTCTGCACGAATTCCAGATATCCGTCAAAATCTTTTTTCAGCATTTTATTTTCTCCTTGCTTTTTCTCTTGTTTTGTTTTATACTTCTTGTAAATCAAATTATTTTCTTTTTAGCCTCTCATGTTTGCAGACGTGAGGGCTTTTTTAATTGCTCTTCTCTTCTCCTGCAGCCAGACCAGAATTGCCAGGCATGTGATGCTCAGCACTATTGTTCCGGCAAAGAGTTCCGGTCTTGTGTTCCAGTCCCAGATCGGGAGCAAGGCGATTGTGTAACCAATCAGTAGGGATGCGATTATCTTGTGCTCCATTAATGTTCATCTCCTCTCTTTCAATTATTTTCTGTGTGCCATTTTATTGAATAATCCCCTTTAAGGTTTATGTCCGGTGTCCCCGTCTTTACAAGTCGCATTGTCTTTTCGCTGTACTCTTCAATGCTGTATTCCTGTATTTCCATTGTTTTTATACCTTCTCCGAGAAACGCCGCTAACAAGTTTTCAACTGTGTCGTTTTCCGGATCTCTGTAAATCCCTGTGCTTTTTCTCATCGGATTCTCAACTGTTCTCTCAAACACAGCAACTGCGCTCATGTCTACTACTCCGGCCAGATATTTAAGTCTTTCTTCCGGATTAACAGAATCGTCGAAGAAACAGAATCCTATGGAATCAGAGTTTCCATAGGATTCTCTCCATATTGTTTTGTTATGTAATGTTTCGCCGTTCATATATTTCTTTAATTCTTCTTTTCCCATGAATCTTACGTATTTCATTTTCTTCTCCTTATCCGGTATCTTTTTCTTCTTTCTTTTCTAAGGTGTATTCGATCTTCACACCTTCCTGGCTTTCAATCAGGGATATCAGAACAGATATGATCCTTTCCATATCCATGCGGACCACCTCCTGTTTTAACCTATGTGATATGCTTATCCATTTTTCTTGTGTTTGCGAACAGCAGCCGCTGTTCGCAACACTTGTTATTCAAAAGATCTCGTTTCATCTCTACTGTAACTGTTTCAACGAAAACAGGACTATAATTGTTGAATACTTGCCTGTTACCATGAGTCACAGTATGAACAAACATTATAAAAAGGGATTGTTTGACGCCTGTTCTGATTGTCCATTATCAAATGATCTTCGAACTTGCGATATCTGCCCTATTTATCGTTCGGCTCTTTCTTCACTGCAATAGTAAACTCCTCTGTTGTGCGCTGAAACAAAGGTTTTAATGAATTAAGAAAATCAAATTTGCATGTCGGCGCATACTGACATTGACTGCATGGTTCTCCAAAATCTGCTTCTCTGTGTTCTGCGCATTGATGGAATAATGCACTGATATGGCGAACTGCGCAGTCAATTGCCACTTTTTCTGCCGCTTTTTCTTCCTGAGCGAATGCAGTTGTTCTGTTTTTCATTTATCTCACCTCTTTTCTTTTTCAATAAGCTGTTCGACAGATACTTCAAGGATTTCTGCAACTTTTTCAAGTTTCCATATTCCAGGCTCTACCTTATTGGATTCGCCACTGGAACCCCATTTGCAGATGCTGCCCCTTGCGACACCTGCCATTTTTTCAAGGCGATTAATTGATATTCCTTTTTGCTTTGCGATTCTGCAAATATTCTTGTAAATCACCTTTGCGCCTCCTTAATTGCGTGATATAATCAGATTGTTACTATTGACCCTAGCCACCTTTAAGGAGGTAAGCAAAGGATTGATTTTAACAAGAGCTACGTTCTAACATCGGAAACAGAAAGGAGATATTTAAGGTTAATAATTGGCCTTGATATCAATACTCTGTGCGGCATTATTTCAGCCGTTTGTGCTGTTATTTGTGTCTTACAGAACCGTAAGAAGTAATTTCCTTATACATACCTTTTTTGTTTTATAGTAGAACGTAGCTCAAACCCCGGGCTGTTGCTTTTGCAATGGCCCATTTCCTTTTTATTCGCCAGAATGATGTTGTAATTCTGGCAATCACCTCACGAAGCAATTTCTCTGTGAGGTTGTGAAAGGATAATTTCTGAAGAAAAGTATTTTACTTATCAGCAATTACCCTTTTACAACCTCGCAGTTCACTTGCTTCACCTCTTTCTGGATATCCAATCATTGACTTTTCTTTGTGTTTCTCCTATTCTTGTATTACAGGGTACTAGCATACCCGAGTACATACAGAAAGGAGGAAAATCGTATCATGTATCGTTTTTCCAAAAATGAAAAAGATATCTTGAAATCGGCTTATAAAAACCTCACCGAAAACGGTACGCACAGAAACACATTTTTGATGAAAAATTCTGAATTCGCTGTGTATATCAATGCTCTCCGTTCATTAGCCAGAGAAGGTTATATTAAGCCTATTTCTGATAACTTTTTCGATTCTACGCTTTCTTTGAAGTATGAGTATGATCTGACTTCAAAAGGCGAGTCTGCAGCGGAATCTTTAACTTAACAGTCAAAGCAGGCGTCTCTGCATCTCCTACTGATATAGAGACGCCTGAAAGATAAGGAGCCAGGTCCTTCCCTTCCATTCCTTTAATAAAATCAAGAAATGCTTCGCATTGTTTTATTTTCTTCGTCCACTCAGGTTCAAAGAACATTGCATCCGATAATGTATCTTTATATTCTGGTTCGGTTTGTTTTTCCCATTTTGGAAACCATGCTGCTTCCATAACTGGATTACTTGACACTTCTCTCACCTCTTTTCTTTTATTTTCTTTGTTGTTCTCTTATGCAACATTTTCTGTCTTCTCATATCCCCTCCCTTATGCAGACTGCTTCTCGGTTGCCATGCACATTCCCACCTTAACGCCTTTCATAAATGTGTCCATCAACATCTGTTTGCTGATATTTAAGGACTGCAGGAACGCTGTAAAGTCTTCCGCTTCTGCTTTATCTTCCTGTCTCAGCATGATTTTCATATTCTTCTGTGACATATTTTTCACCCCTTTCTGGCTTACCTCATCAGTGGGCACGTTGCCATCGTGTCCAGACGGTCATTGCTGACCGTTTCGGCTATTCTTCTTTCCATTGGTACGATGTACATGCTATACACCGTTTACATTTCTCCAGTGGTTCGTCTGATGTTTCACTTCCGAACCCCAGACAGGTTCCATCGCTGTCTCTTCCTGCACTTCCAATCTTCTGCTGTATGCTACATGCCTGGATTTGTTTCTCTATCCTGCATTCTTTACAGATGATTTTCTTTCCAACTGTGCATCCTTTCTTTCTCGCATACTTAGCAGCCCATGCCCTGCTAACTCCGTCATTGTCGGATATCCAGCCCATAACCCATTTACCGCAGATATCGCAATACACATCCGTATCTACCTTTCTTGTGATTGCCATTTATGTTGTGCTCCTTTTTGGTTTGCCATTTGGTTTTATTTGGTTGTTTAACTAAATATATCATGCATATTTTGGTATGTCAACCATTTTAATTAAATTTTTCATTCTTTTTTGGTTGACTAACCAAATTTATCGTGTTATATTTTTATTAAGCAGAAAGGAGGTATTGATTTGAACGAACGTATACGGCTGTTGCGTGAGAAAAAAGGTCTGTCTCGCGCAGCCTTTGGCGAACGCATTGGAGTCAGTGGAGATGTGATCAACAATCTGGAACGCGGACGTGTAGAAGTAAAAGAACATATAATAAAATTAATTTCTACAGAATTTGGAGTTACAGAAGAATGGTTGCGAAATGGCACAGAACCTATGCGCATACAACCAGAGACATTCAGTCTTGATGAATTTGCCGCGCAGCATAATGCTACAGATCTTGAAAAGGAAATCATTAAGACTTATTTTGAAATCGATCCAGCGATCCGGAGACAGATCCTGAATCACTTTAAAGAGAATCTTATGGGTGCTGGTGGTGCTCCAGACAGCCCAGAAGAATTAGAAATTATGCACCCACCTGTTACAGGTGATGAAAATTCAAATGCTGGGTGAAACACACCCAGCTGCAACTAACTATTTAAGTATTATGATTTGAGTTCCCCAATTAAAGTTAAGATTAATATATATAGTATTGTTGCTGTGATAATACAAAGCATATATTTTACAGTTGCCATAATGTATGTATTTTCTTTTCATCATTGTTCCCACACCTTCCCGTTATTAGTAACAGCTGGGTGCAGGAAACATTATAAAGTGGAGTCTCGTCATAATACTACCGGTAAGTTTTTCCAACTAAAACGCACTAATTAAAAAGGAGATTTCATTATGTCAGCTGCTCAATTAGAATCAACTTTAACCTGGACTTTTAACGCTCCATGTCAAGTTCCTGATGATGTTTCAAAAACACTTATTTCTGGTGAAACCGTTTTACATGCGTTCAAGACCATTCGTGATATTGCAATCTTCACCAATAAACGAATCATAGTGAGAGATGCTCAGGGATTAACTGGTAAAAAAGTTGAAACTTATTCTCTTCCATATTCTTCAATTAAAATGTATTCTACTGAAAATTCCGGAAAAATTTTTGATGTAAATTCAGAAGTGGAATTATGGACTATGGTTGGACACATAAAGATAAATCTCGGAAAAGATATTGATATACGTGAATTCGATAGAATAATATCCGAAGCTATTTTATGATTCTGGCAAATAATTTTTAATAAACAAAAACCGCCCCTGCTGGCAACAGGAACGGCTTTCATGTGTTTTGCAGTTGTAAGTAAACATACTATACACACTTCATACATATATAGTATAGCATATTTACTTACACCTGCAAAGGTGTTTTTTTTATACTTTTTTTAAGTTTTTAAGGAGAAAACTATGATTGAGAGATGTGCAATTTATATAAGAGTCTCCACTGCAGAGCAGTCCATGAAAGGACATTCCCTACAGGCTCAGAGAGAGTATCTGGAGTCTTATGCAGCTTCTCATGATATGCGAGTCGTCGGTATCTATGCAGATGAAGGACAGACCGCCAGAAAGGAATTAAAGAAAAGAAAAGCTATCCATGCTCTTTTGAAAGATGTCGAAGCAGATAAGATCGATGTGATCCTGTTCTGGAGAATGGACCGCTGGTTCCGAAACGTCGCAGACTTCTATAAAGTTCAGGACGTCCTGGATGCACATGGAGTTCGCTGGGTATCTACTTCCGAGTCTAATATCAACATGGAAACCCGTGACGGACGTCTGTGCCTGAATCTGATCCTTACGATCGGGCAGAATGAAGTTGATACCACTTCAGAGCGTATTAAATTTACTGTTAATAACATGATTCAAAACGGCCGTATGGTCTGGGGAGCTACTAATCTCCCATTCGGATATACGATCGTTGAGGAAAATGGATGTAAGCGAATGGCAAAAGATCCGGAGACTGCATGTATGGTTGAAGAATTCTATCGTTTCTTTCGTCAGACTCACAAGAAGCGTGCCACTGTAATGCATATGCGGGACACATTTGGCATCAATTTTTCATACACAATGCTTCGAACAATGCTTTCCTCTGAATTCTATATAGGAAAGTACCGCTCGAACGATAATTACTGTCCTGCCTACCTTACATTGGATGAATGGAAAGAAATACAGGCTATCTCCGAAAACAATATAAAACGTCCGAGAACCGGCAGAGTCTATTTTTTCTCCGGACTGGTTCATTGTCCAGTCTGTGGTACGAAGATGGCTGCGTGTGCAGGCAGATCTATCATAAACAGAAAGACCGGAGAGAAGCGGGAATATTATTATTACAGATGCAACAAAGCAATCCTTAACAAGCAATGCTCTTACACATCGCGGATAAGTCAGAATCTTATAGAAGAATATTTACTTAATAACCTGGATACCGAATATCGCAAGTACCAGGTGCGTTGCAATAAGGTTAAGGAAGCTCAGGCTCACAAGAAAAAGAAACGTTCTGCCGATTCCGTCCGGTCTGAAATAGAAAGACTGAACATACTTTTCCAGAAAGGCAGAATTGAGTTTGATTATTATGAAGAACAGTATGGAAAGCTTGAAGATGAATTAAAGAGTTTTGATGAGGTGATCATACGAGAAAAAGACCATTCTAATGTTGTCGGAATGCTTGACAGTGATTTTAAAGAAATGTACAGTTCTCTTTCTTTAGAAAACCGGCAGGCATTCTGGCAGCAAATCATTAAAGCGATCTATGTTACAAAAGATCGTAACGTGGATTATGTAGATTTTTTATAGGTCTATATCTGTTGTACTAACTATATCGTGCCATTTGGGGCAGATAAAACTATGACTGCCGTCATATCCGGCGAGGCGGACATCGGATTTATGGGAGCAGAAGCATCTATCTATGCCTATCAGGAAGGAGCTACTG